CCCCCATTTTCTGATTAGGTTTACCCGTGGTGCCGCCACTGTTGCCCCGATGATCGTGGTCGTTATACTGCTGACGCATCTCCGCCATCGTGCCGGTTTTATCCGTGATCTCGCCCTTGGGCACTTCCACCAGCGGTGTGTTAAACGTCACCTTTTCTGTCGCGTTTACCACAAAATGCGCGGTAGTCACTTCAACGCGATTTCCGCGCTTCATAATGATGCTGTCGCCTTCATCGGTATAGATAGCGACTTCCCCCGCTTCCAGACCTTGCAGGCGGTAGCGGCGGTCTGCCACCATCAGCACCACGCCGTGTGAGCGGTCACCATCGAAGAAAGCAGCCAGCGCCTCGGCCCCCGACAAAGGCGCTGAGGTAAAGCCATAAGGTTCGAGGTGCTCTATATGGTCTTTACCCTCATTTGCCACCATGCTTATCTGCAGCATTTGGCACTTTGAAGCCGTATTAATGGCGATAACAACGGCTCGGGCCAGAATATTGGAAATGCCGCGCTGAAGTGCGCTAATTGCCCTTTGCATTAGAAATCCTCATCGTCAGTTTTCTTGCGCCTGCTGGATTTAATAGCTTTTGCTTTTGGGAGATAAGCCTCCGGCGGCCCTACTCTAATTTCCGTTGTTGTACCGGTGTCATCCTGCTTATAAGTCACCTCGGCTATTAACATTTCTCGATTGTTGAAGCCCAGCACCGGATCATAAACAACGACCGTCTGATTAGATTTCCAGAGTGAGCCGTCACCTTGTCTCCAACCTTGAACGGTGTATGTCACTTCATCCGTTCTGGCCGCACGCCGATACATTTCGAACTCACTCCGGTCTTTGCAGGTTTGTCCCGTAGCGTTACCGGTTTGTTTTATGATCAGGGGGCGATAACGCTTTACGCCAGCGTCAACGGTCTGCGCACGGATCGCGCTCGTTGTAGCCGCGCCAAAATCATCATTGTTTCCGGCGCGCTGTCCGGCAACGTCGTACTGAGAAAACCGGTCTCGAATACTGCGCTCGGTATCGCACGACAGAATGTTTTGCCCGAGCACCAGCGCCGTCACCGTGTGCTCTGCCCCGGTAGGGCCTACAACCAACTGTCCTTTTTCGTTGTCATAGGCCAATACCTGTTTCAGCCCTATCATTTTGTTCAGCACGTCCATGACTGTTTCACCGTGATCTGCCTGCAGCCCAAGCATCGCTCCACTTTCAACACCCGCGTCAATAACACCCACGCCAAACGGCGCAGCAAGCTGTGTGGCAATCTGAACCAGCGTGCGGCCGGTAAATTGTGTTGGCGCGGCGGAACAGTCAATCAGGTCGGCCGTTTTGCTTCGACCAACAATACCAACGCTGATGCCTGAGGCGTCATAGCGCACTGGGGTCGCATCAACGTATCCCGTGAGAACGAGATCATTCTCAATACTGACCTCCACGGCATCGCCATATTTTACCCGCGGCTGCAGCTCTGCCTTATCATCCGCGCCCGGCCACTGGCGGGTGATGGTGACATTGAAATCACGCGCTATTCGCTCAACACCGGCAGAAATAGAGAGGGCTGTCCATCCGCCCCATTCGCGCCCGTTAACGCGCAAGATAACCAGGTTATTTTCATTCATCGCACGGCTACCTTTAAGGTCTTAAGGGGAACAAAGCCCGGGTGCTTAATGGCATTAAGCCGAATTATTTCGCTACCCCTTGCTGCCGAGTCATACCAGTCGGCAGCAAGCACCAGGGCGGGAAGTACCTCGGAAGGCGTGCGAGAGGTCGTTTTATCAGTCTGTTGAAGGCGTGCAGAGATATCCCTGTTTACGTCAGCCCGAACAGTGATCAACGCCAGATATAACTGGTCGTCAGTGACGCGCAACGTTTCCCGATCAATAGCAGCATTAATCGCGTCACGGCTTTCAGTTAAATCATCCCAGGAAGGAAGCGTGTTTCCGCCTGCTTCCCCCTCTCCCACTGACGAAGGCACCAGCCCTGCAGCATTACCCGTAGTAGGGATACTCTCGCCCAGTGCAGGGTGTTGAACGACAACCTGATTGGATTGGGTACCGCTGGCTTGCTGGTTAATCGGCTGGCGGGGTGTTGGTAAATTAGTGACTGCATAGGCCGCTTCACTGATGGCCGTCGTACGGATCGCCTGAGAAACGTAATTACTCTGCTGCTGCTGCTTCTGAACTGTGGCGCTGTCCGTTTTCCACACACCGCGTGGTGCCAGTCCATGATCAAGCGTGACGCCCGAGAGTCCTTTGATCATGCTGAGTAGGTCACTGGAATTACCCAAAAGGCGGCTACCGGAGCGCCACATTTTTTGCAGCTTATTGACGAAATCCATTCCGCTTGAAGGGGGGCTCAGTATCACGGACAAATCCCCCTGCATCAGTCTTGCAGCGGCGGACACACCACTGTCGACCAGGTCATAGACGTTCGTTATGGTGTCAAACATCCCCATGGCTTCATCAATAACGCCGCTCTGTAAAAAATCGGGCATCCCATCCATACCGAAGGATGAAAAAGCAGAACTGATACAGTCATCCAGAGCAGAGCAGGAAGAGATCAGTTTTTTTCCCGTGGCCGCACCAGACGTCGGAAACGAGAGCTCGCCAGCCTCCACAAAAGCAAATTCAATACGGCACATGCGCCCTTCAGTTTGGCTATGACTGACACGCAAGGCACCATCGATATTTACCTTCATTTCACCAAAGAAAGGATGGACGAGCGTCCCCGGTCCCGGCCTTTCGATCACCTCAATCAGCTTGTCGCGCTGTAGCGCAAAATCCTCACCAATCACGTAAGCCGAAATAGTTATGCGCCGCGTTGCGCGACCAAGATCTTCCGTATAAGGCTTATCCCTGTTTGGGTATTCATGTGTCTGTACCCTTCGCCCGAATGTCCCTTCGTCGTCAGTGGTTTTAAAAGGTACCCCACGGAAAGAGGCGGCCTGTAAATTATCAATCCAGCCCATACGTTCTCCAGAAACAATAAACCCGCCGAAGCGGGTCTGTTAATTGGGGGTCATCCCCCTTTCCAGTCATTGGCAAAGCGGCTATAGCCAACGTCATAACCAAGACCAAAACCGGGGATGTTGGTCTGCATGTTATTAACCTTCATCCCCGGCGGCGCGTTCTGGAATTCCACCGTCATCTGACCTTCTAACCGTTTCTGGGCGCCATTCATCGGCGGCCTGTTCAACATAGAGCCAGGCTGGCCGGTTCCCCCCGTTGGGTTGAAGAAGTCGGAAAGGCTTCCCATTACCTCTTTAAACCGTGGAACAAACCCCTGATATCCTCTATCGGCTTCGTTTTTTTCTCTTTTTTCCACCAAAAACTGACCGATAGGTTTACCGCTGTCTCCTGCCTGTTTTTGCAAATCATTGAGTTGCTTAAACAAGCTAATAAGCACACTAATAGCCAGTATCTTGCCACTGAATGCAAAGAGGTTTTTCAGTTTGGAAGTAAGACCAGCGACCGCTAAACCACCGGCATTAATACCGGTAAGAAACGACATCAGCCAGCTCCCGCCGATATAAATAGCTAACGCCGACAGTCCCGTTTTCCACTCACTGAGTTGGTCAACCAGCGGCTTAATTTGCTGCCAGATATCTTTAAACATCGGGCCAACGGTATCCCAGTTCGCCACGATCAGAGCACCCGCACCGATCACCAGCGTCAGCAATTTACCCAACGGCGTCATGTTCATCGCAAAACCCATGAACTTAACTGCCTTGCCGACCGCCGTGACGCCAATCGCTACCCCGGCCAGATAAACACCCAACTTAAAGGTGGTTTTAATCAGTTCTGGATTCACTTTCGCCCATTTATAGATGGACGATATGAACGGTTTTAACTGCTTAATTCCCTGATTGAGCGGAGGTAAAAATACGTCCCCCACGGTAATGCCCAGCGCGTTTACCTGGTTTTTCAGTAGCTGGATCTCGTTAGCCGTTGTCGCCGCGCGTGATGCATACTCTTGCTGCATTGAGCCGGCGTACTGCTGTTTGTCCGTCACCTTGTCAAAGTTTTTTGTCAGCAAATCGAGGTTCGTTAGCAACGGCGCAATAGCTGCTATGGATTCGCGGCCGAAAAGGATCTCTAGGGCAGACGCCTGTTTTGCCTTTGGCAGATTGCCGATCGATTTAAGTACGCCCAGCATGGCCGTTTTCGAATCTTTCTGCATGTCCGCTGCTAACTTTTTCGGGTCAATTTTCAGAGCCTTATACACTTTCTTTTGTAAACCAGATGCGCGCCCTGAGTTCATAGAAAGCATAAAGTTCTTGATGCCCGTCGCGGCAATATCGGATTCAATCCCCATGCCAGCGATCGTTGCCCCAAGCGCGGCAATACCGCCAGAGGAAACACCCGCCACATTACCCAGAGGGCCAATTCGGGTCACAATATCGGATATTTTCTTTGAACTGGCTGGGCCGGTATTGCCCAGATAGTTAATCTGATCGGCAAGGCCTCTCACATTATCCTGAGACATTTTAAAAGAGGTGCGCCATTGGGCCATCATCTGCCCGGACTCTTCCGCAGTCTGGTCAAATGCCACACCCATTTTAATTGCGTCGGTCGCGAATGCGCGCAGTTCGCTACGTGCTATGCCAGACTGGCCGCCAGCGGCATAAATCTGCGCGATCCCCTCGGCCGCCATCGGCAACTGAGAAGACAAATTCAGCACGTCAGCGCTCATATCTTTAAATTGCTGAGGTGTGTCGAAATTCACCACTTTGCGCACATCGGCCATCGCCGATTCAAAAGCGATCGCCTGATTAACCGGTAAGACAAACGCCCCCATCAGCGCGGCGCCGCCGACAGCAACGCCTTTCATGATGTCTTTGAACTCCCCTTTAAACTTACGCAAATCCTTTTGCATCGTGGTCAGCGTTGGAGAGAGCCGGTTAACACCGGTGATAATCGCCTTTAACTCAAAGCTGTCAGCCATCTCTACTCCTGTTCTTTACGGATGCGATATGCCTGTTCCGCCATCTCGTAAAGCCGGGATAGCGGACGGTTCTCAAGTTCAAAGGGGGAAATTCGCCAGAAGTAAGCCAGGTCGTAAATCAGACGCTTAAGCTCACTTATCCGGCTTTGGGCATGAAAAAACTGAGAACTCCATAAGCAGCTTTGACCAGATCAGGTGGCGACATTTGTTCAATACTCGACGGTGGCACTCCTGCCATATCAGGCAGATAACGCAATGCAGACTTCATGTCTACTTTGATTTCATTGTCATCCGTAGAGAAAAAGGGCATGCCGTTTTTCTCGATCTGCGCATAAGTCGGATCACTGAGTGTCAACTCACCTACTTCTTCACCGTGCGCGTTGATTGGCTTACTAAGAGTGATAATCATTGGTAAAAACCCTCTGTTCCGTGAAACTCGAGGTCGGCAGTACCTTCCTCGCCGTTGTGGTTTGCCTCACCGTGCAGCCAGGCATAAGAGAGGACGTACACCATGCCGTTGGCATACTCGGTGGTGATAGTCATCGCGTCGGATTTAACCAACTTATCCAGTGGAAAATCCTTGGGAACTTTGAAAGTTCCTTTGGTATAGGGTGCGCGGTGAGTTTCTTTGTAATCAACATCTCCGGCCATGCCCATTACATCATCACGGATCGCCGTGTTCATTGGGGTTTCAATGCCCCCGGTCAGCGAAAGCTGCTGTCCGTCAATTTTGAGGTAACAGGTACCTGCGATCTTTCCCATTTACGCACTCTCCGCAGCAGAATATTGAAGACGGAACTGGTTCTTGAGGGCAAACACGCGCAACTGATTGACGTAATCAGGCGGGAACAGCACATCAAGACGATTAGGGTTCGTCGCGTTACGCTCGACGATCAGATACTTTTTGAACACTGCGAAGTTTTCCACAATGCCTTCAAGCTCCATCTGCCGGTATTCCGCACATAACTCACCTTTAATAACAGCCGGTGTTACCACCGCCTGGCCGGGGCCAAAGCGGGTACCGTCGTCAGCGAGTTTGTGCCGTGGATATTTACTGGTAATGATGGATTTCAGTCGGCGGATCACGTAAGCACTGGTGTGCAGCGTTTCACTGTCGAAATAGCTGTTATCAGCAACCCCATAAACATTTTTCTTATAGGTGGTACGTTCACGCTGAATGTACAGAGCAGAACCCTGCGTGTAGGCCGTCGCAATACCATGACTCAGCAGGGACTGTTGCTCGCTGAGAATAAAACGGGCACCGACAGGTGCCGGATAGGCACCGGTAAGCTCCCCGGTCTGCGTTGGGCGTGCCGGATCAATGCGAATGAAAACAGCATTACGCGCTGTGCGGTACCCAACAAGTTCATCAGCGGCCGTCTGGGTTTTGGGCTCATATCCTGCAAGGCTGATATGCTGATTGTTAAAGGTATCTCCGATTGCCACTAATGCTGAGAGAGTACCAATCTTGGCCGCATAGACATGGCCATAGAGCTGCCGGATATAGCTCCAGCGGCCAGAGGTGTCGTTCATTTCCAGTGCCATCGTGTTCAGAGATGCAGAGTCATTGAATCCCACACCGATGTAATCAAACATCTCATCACCGAGCGCAGCGATCGCCGCTGTCAGTGTTGGTGAGCCCGCGCCGCCTGACATTGTAGTCATGGTGATATTCAGGCCTGTCGGCGTCACCTCGCTGCCGACCCGACCGAGATAGTTAAGTGCTACCGGAATATCGTTGCCATAAAGACCAGCATGTTTCGCGGTCAGCGTCACAACGCCCGCGGTGGCCGATGCGTTAACTGCAAGGTCAGGATTTGCCGTGATGCTGGCGACAATTGCCGCTGCTACGGTGGCTGCCGGATCATTCAGCGAAACGGCAACCGCGACGCGCTGATTACTGATGTACAGATTAACCGTGCCTGACTCCGATGCTGTACCGGCAATCGTTAGCGTGGAGGTTGCTTCTGTACCCTCAGGAGGCGTTACTGCAACAACCCAAAGCTCACCAAAGGGATCCACCGTACGATAGGCGGAAACCATTCGGTGTAACTGACTGCCACGCCCCGCCAGTTGTCCGGCAAGGTTCGCCGAAGGCATGATGGTTAAGGTGTTAACGGGAATTTCTGAATCAGAGGACGCATAACCCATGATCAATGCAGGGCCACTATCCTGTGTCGTATTGGCTGCTGAGCTGTCCATCTCCGCCCAAAACAGCGGGACGTTAAGATCGGGCTGGATTGTGTTCATACTAATGGTCATTTAGACGCCGCCTTTTTCCGTTGCACTTCGTTGCCAGTTTCCACCAGGCTATTTTCTGGCGAGGATTCAGGAACGGGGAATTCCCCCTTTTCAACATCGCCATCTGTCAGACGGCGATACCAGTAGTTACTGTCATCAACATTTCGCCATGACTGGGGCAAAAAGTCGCCGCGAGCAGGGTCAGGAACTGACCGCCCGTCTTTAGGGATCACAAACATAGGGTTACTCGCTGTCTGAGAGGTTTATTTCGATATGGTGTTCGATGTTGCCATCGGGCTTTTGGGTATCATGGCGGATAAAATCAATATCAATACCAACCGAGGCCAGTTCCTCCAGGGCTTGAAGGTCATCCCACTGACGGGTTTCTTCGACACTGATCTCCCGCTTTGCTGAGAACTCAAACTGGTAATACAGCGCATGGCGGTTAAGTTCTAACAGCGTGCCGCCGTCATACTGGATCGGGTGATAGTTCTCATCAATTTCCCAGCCTAAGAGCGCCTGCCAGAGTTGAGCGCGAATTTCTTCTACCGCGTCATAACTTGACTGTCCACGCTCATCGGTTGAATTACTGAATACAACCACAACGGCAAAGCCGTCCGTGACTTCCTGCCAGTAGTCA